ATTAACTATCTCGCTTTTAGTGCCATCGTGAACTAAATATAAATCGCCTGAACTTCCAACTTGTATCTTTACATCATCATCTGCTCTTAAATCTTTTTGTAGTGTTGTTTTAGTAGCACTACCATCTAATGTTAAGTAAGTTGCAATACCACCTGAACCATTATCACATCTTAATAATATATCTTTATCAGCAGTATCTTGTCTTATAGTTAAATCTCCAGTTCCATCTGCTTTTATAATACTATTAGAACCATCGTGCTTAATTTCTAAATCTTGAGAATCTCCAAATTTTATATTACTACTATCTGGTAAATATAAATGATTTCCATCAAAAGTAAGATTAGCTTCTCCGTCTAATTCTGTTGTAGTAGAACCTACTGTTACTAATTCATTTGCAGTAGCATTGTTAAGTGCAGTAATTGCAGGAGTTGATTCAGCTGCAAAAGATACTGTTCCACTACCATTTGTTTTTAATATTTGATTTGCAGAACCATCAGAAGCTGGTAAAGTATATGCATTACCAATCTTTATTTTACCATCACTTAATATTCTAAATTTTTCTGTAGCAACTTCAGATACTCCTAATTGGAATATCATATCTGTTTGATTAGAACTAGCACTAAATGCTGCACTTTTTTGTGCTACAATAGAAGCTGCTAATAGTCTAGAGTCATCTCCAGGATTACCAGAAACAGGAGCTGAAAAGTTTACTCTACCTAAAACATCTACAGCATCTTCATTTGTTAAAGTTGTTTTAAGATTTAATACAGCACCATCACTAGAATTAGCTGAGAAATCAGCATTAGATAAAGCAATAGCTTGTGTGAAATTAACTCCACCACTAGCACCAATTGTAAATGCTTCTGCACCTAATGAACCACTATTGTTATAATGAAAGCTATTAGAAGCTACATTGTCTGCCGTTACGTCTCCTAGTCCTACATTATTAGTAACATCTAAGCTATGTAAGGTTGTTTTACTTGTTGCTGAGTCTACTGTTAATACAGCTACTCCAGCATCATCTTCTACAATAAAATCTACATCAGTAGAACCGTTACCAATTACTACCATATCCTGACTGTCATCTTCAATCATTTCAATCATATTACGATTACCAACAACAAAACGCATTGTATCGCCAGAATCGTCTTGAATGTATGTATCTCCTCCACCATCTAAGAATATTTTGTCTCCTTGGTTTATAGAAATTCCATTTGCAAGAACTTTAAATTCTGGAGAACCATTTATTTCCATATGTATTTCATTGTCTGTGCTAAAATCTATATGAGCATCAGAGCTACCATATCCTAATTTTAAACCAGTATTATATATAGATGTAATAGCTGTTTGTCCTGGTGTTATAGATATAGTTCTAGCTGCTGCTCCGTCAAATGTTCCTGCTGCTGTTATACCAGTACCTGCAGTCAATGCATTTGGTACTTTTAATACCGATAAGGTATCACTTGATAATTCTAATGTAGAAGTATCTGCTGCATTTGTGTTTAACATTGTTCCTTCTACTGAATCGGCTGCTATTGTAGTAGTAAGCTCTACAGCTGCTGAGCCGTTAAAATTAACTCCACTAGCAGTAACATCGCCTGTTAAAGAAAAAGCTCTGTTAGTAGCTAACGTCGTAGCTGTATCGGCATTACCAGTAACATCTCCAGTAACATCTCCATATAATCTACCTGCTTGTATATTTGCATTAGAACTAAAAGATACTGTACTTGAAGAACCTGTAGATGATGTTATAGCAAATCTTACTCTATCGCTACCTTCATCCCAGCCAATAAACACATTGTCAGAACTTCCTCTTTCTATAATTAATCCTGAATCTGCTTCTGCAGCAGGAGTTCCAGTTGCTCCGTTAGATAACTCAATAAGTTTATCTGATACAACAAGATTTGTAGTATCTACAGTAGTTGTTGTTCCACTTACATTTAAGTTTGGCACTACAAGAGTACCAGAACTTGGATTGTAGGTTAATGCACTAGTATCATCTAACAAAGCATTAGATTCATTGTGAAACACTACAGGAAAATTAGTATTTGCTGTACTATCTGTTACAGTAACGGTAGATGCTAATGTTGCTAAACCTGCTGTTAAATTTGCAGCTGTACCTGTTACATTAGTCATAACACCACTTGCTGGTGTTCCTAATGCTGGCGTAGTTAAAGTAGGTGCTGTTAAAGTTTTGTTTGTAAGAGTTTGTGTTCCTGTAAGAGTAGTAACAGTAGAGTCTATATTGAGAGTTATGTTACCACTAGCACCGCCACCCGTCAAACCTGTGCCAGCTGTAATACCAGTTACATCACCTTCAGAAGATGAGCTACCAGCTACTATTAAGTTTGTTACATCTCCAGTAGTTTGTGTTACTTTTGCAGAGCTAGAAAGTTCAGTAAATTTTTGTTCGTATACAACACCATTTCTTTTTTCTTGTTTTACAAGTACTCCATCTTCTAGAAACGATACTGTTTCACCCTCTCTAATATTAGTTTTAGATGGTCTTACTCTAAAGAAAGAGTCAATGTTATTGACATTATGTTTGCCAGATTTTGGCATTATGAAGGTCTCTTATTAGTTTGTCTGTAATCTATGTTTATATCATTTATATCTATTTTACCATCAGAGGTAACTTTTAATGATATAGATTCACAGTTTTGATTTACTGTAAATCCTTTAATTTGATAGTTGTCATTATTAACCGCCTGTCCTGTTAGTGCTGTATAGCTAGTGCTTCCATCTAAAGCATAAGCTAATGTTAGTGTTGTATTTGCTGCTGCATCTCTAGCTGTAATGTAAACCTTTTTAATTTTTTTTACTAATCCTGGGTTACCAAAATCTATATCTTTAGTAATTAATTCTATGCTTTTAGTACCGTAATTGTTAGTTAGTGAATGAATTTTATCATCTGAATGTTTAAAGAAATATACACCATCAAATGATTCTACAAAGTTAGACACATCTGCACTACCTACGCACGCTCTTGTAGTCCAACCTTGAGTTGCAAAATCAAAACAAAAAACTTTATCTTCTGTATCTACACCGCTATTTGATGTCATTGAAGAGTCTTGTAAAACGTATAATTGTTTATATTTTGGCTCGTAAGATATAGAAGGTTTTAATAAAACATCACTTAGTTCTTGTCCTGCTTGCCAAAGATTGTCATCTAAAGAAGCTGTTAGTTCTTTTGGCATACTCTGTCCATCAAATAGATATACTCCATTTCTGTTTACCCAAGATATTCCAAAAGGTGTTTTAGCTACAGAGTTTTGAAAAATACATCCCATACCATCATACTCTGCTTCTAGGTACCAACCAGCATCTGAGGTAGATGATACATTAATAACATATAATTTTTTTTGTTTAAAAGCTAACAACCTATTACCTAAGCTATGTAAAGCTGTAATAGAGTCGCCGTCACTAATACCAATGTCTAGATAATAACTATCAGGAAATGTTGCAAATCTATTAACTGGACTATAATATATTCTATCGTCAAGCACCTCTCCATTCTTTTTAACGTTCCCAATCCAAGCTCTTCTAGCACATACCGTAGCAGCTTTAAATCCTCCAGATGTACCTATTGCTGCTCTAGTTCCCACATCAATACTTTCTTCGTCTTGAGAATATCCGTTAATACTTTCGTAAGTATCCAAAGAAGGATTTACTACATCTAGTCCTGTAACGTCAGCAAAGTTTGTATCAGAAGGGTGTGTGAATGCATTGAAATCTTCAAATAGATTTGTTCTAACTCCTCTTTGATAATCTACGTCTAAAAATAGTATCCATCTACCGTTACCGTCCTTTTTCCTAGTATAAACTCTTACACCTTTTTCATTTTTATACCCACTAAATCCAGTATCTTTTATTCTAAATCCTACGTTAGTAAAATATGCACCAGTTGTTATTGGAAATAAAGTTGTTTTAGGTGTTTGAGGTAATGTTTCATTGTCCTGTAAATCTACTATACTGTGACAAAATTCATAGGAACCTGCTTCCCAACCACCACCAGTAACACTTATGCTTGTTGTTAAGGTTGTCTGAACTTTTGCTCCAGTAGCGTGCTCTAAAGCACCAGTTCCAAACACATCTCTATCTACAAGAAGTTGTAGTACATCTAAAGTTCCTGAGCCATTCATAGTATTAGTACTTCTTACTCTCATAGCTTCACCGTTAATATGTATAATTTCTCCTACAAGATTCGCTATTCCTCCAGTTGATATACCACTACTTCCTCCATAGTTTAAAGAAACAGATGACATATCATTTGCATCTGTTAGTTTTAAATGAATTAATTTATCTGTTATTTTTATGTCAGCAGTAGGGTCTGGATTTGTTTCATTTGGATTAGACGTTACTTTAAGAAAGTTATCAGCATCATCATTTTCAATAATATCAAAAAATGATTGAGAATCTAAAGTTGGGTCTGTCTGTAATTTTATACTAAACTCTCCAGCTCCAGGGTCAGTAAAACTTGTTCCTTTCGTTATATCCTCAAATTTAGTAATTAATTTTTCTACTTGCATAGTAGTGTCTAACCAACCACTAATATCAGTTCCAAATCTATCTGTTTCATTTACATATACTAAACGTCTTGGCTCTTCATGTGAATCTGTAACTTCATCTACTACGTTTTCATCTGATACAAATAAAGTACCATCAACATAATAGTATACTGGTAATACTCCGTTTTCAGTTTGCATGTCAATAATAGCATCGTTAGAATCTTCTGTTAAAGTAAGGGTGCTAGTATTACCAAATTGTCTGGCGTATGTTAAAATCTTTGTACTTGTTCCTGAGCCATTATTTTCTGGGAATGCGAATACTTGAACTGCAGTTCCTAAAGTTCCACTGTTGTCTGTATTATATTGACTGTTAAACATAAATGCACCATACCCCGCAACTGTTTGCGTGTTAGGTGCGTTGGCAGATGACTTAACGCTTGAGGTAGAAGAAGATAATATTAAACCTGGATTATGTAAGTTTACATTATTTGCTTTTGATACCTGATTAGGTAAAATATCTCTAGGAGAGGACTTAGTGTTAAGCCCCTTACTAAAGTCATTGAGCTGTAAAGATTTTCTTGGCATTATGCAGACCTTTTGACTTTTTCAAAACTACGCATTCCTCCAAGACCTAAAAGTCCCATCAATACCGTAGTCAAAGTAGTCATATCAAATTCAGGTAATATAATATTGTATCCCGCTGCAGTTAATCCAAAAGCCATCATAGGTTGTAATACAAAGTGATAACACAATGCAAAAGCACAGACCCATCCTACGAAAGGTCTCCACCCGCTTTTAAATAGACTAGAAGAACCTGCTTCTATCTTATTAACTTCTATTTGAGCCTTATTAATCTCCATGATTAAGTTTGCTTTTTCTTCTTTATCTAAAGTAAACTTGTCTACATGTCCAGCTACTTTGTCAATAATACTTGCTACTACATTTAGTTTAGGCATTATTTTAATCCTTTCCATTTATAACAATCACATCCATTGACACACCCGCTATACTTACAAACAATATAATGAGTTACCATTCCTATTAAAACACCTATCATAACATTTACCATCTTATCTCCTTTATCTACACTTCCATCTTCTTCGTGCTTGTCTAATCCTCGAATTAGGATTATTTCTAGTCTTTGCAGAACTTCTTTTTAATTGTCCTAAAGACCTTGCACAATATGATTTTCTTCTTTTAGCTGCTTTGCTACCTTTCTTAACTTTACCAGTAACAGCGGTTTTTAATTTACTACCTGGGTTTGCTTTTCTATATGCTTTAACACCTTTAGCAGTCATTCCTGCTCCAGACTTAGTCTTTCTATAATTAGCGTTCTTACCTTTAGTAGTCTTGCGTATAGCTTTTTTTCTTTTTCTAGCCACTATTTCTTCTTTCTTTTTTTAGCTGTTTTCTTAGCTTTTTTAAAATTAGCTTTTGTTGGAGCACCTTTACTTCCAGGCTTTCTCATTTTTTCCCCTGAACCACTTTTAATTCTTTTACGTTTAGCGTGTATGTTTGCATACAAGCCTTTCTTTTTTTTCTTTTTTCTTGGCATTATTTTATTATATCCTTTCGTATTTGATTCAATATTTCATCTTCTGCGAATCGCATACTTAAATCTGCTTCGTATCTCTTAACCTCTTTTCCAAATTCAAATACGATGATTGTAGGGACAACTCGTATGTTCCATTCTTTTTGTATTACTTTGCCAATATCCTTATTAGATATATCGACATATCCCGTATAGCATCTTTCTATTTTTTCTAGTGATACTTTATTTTGATAATTCCAGCTTGCATTGATTTCTATTACAGCACAGAACTCATTCTTCATTAACTGTATATCTTGAAAACTATCCAGGTTAACTGTTTGCGATTGCAATGGTGAGCAGGACAAAAATAGTCCAAGCCATAGCAAAAACGATGTATAATATTGTTTCATCTACATTCCTCATTGATTATTCATATTTAGTAGAGTTTCGTTAATCATTCTAGTATCTTCTTTAATATCATCTACTTTATCTTCGAGTTTATCTACTTGCTCTTCCGTGTTTAATATCGAATCACGAATCATTTGGTCTTTTAATTCATATTCCATACGAGATACTTCGGGTTCCGGCAATCTTTTTGCTTCTTCAATTTCCGATTGTAATGAATACCACATACCTACTATCATAGCTATAGTAACAGCAATGCTTATTGCAGTCTCTAAGCTAAATGTTAATTTACTGTCCTTACTTAGTTCTGTTGCCACTTTTCGTTCCCTTTTTTTTATTTTTGTTAAATATTAAATCCCAACGTTTTGAAAATTCTTTTTGAGATATACCTATAGCTCTAGGTTTATCGCCTTTTCCAACTCCATTAGGGCCTCTATACATTATCGTAAATCAGAAGGAGCTACTTGTCTAGTTCCTCCCACCTTATCTGTTTTCTTCATTCCATACCTTCTAACACATTCTTTATAGTTAGCCATGCATTGTTGAGCAGAAGCCATTTTAATCTGTGCTAAAGTAGGTTCTGTTGCAGATGCCGCCGCATCCATTAAAGCTTTTGCTTTTACGTAATCAATTAAACCCGGTTGTAAAGAATTGTCTATATCTATAGTTCCGGTAATACTTGTAAGTTTATCTGGTTCTGCATAATAAGATATTACTAATCCATCAGTAATGGTGTTACCAGAGCCTATTTGTACTGGTTTTAATCTACCTTCTTTGGTTTCGTTAGTACTTCCATCTCCTTCAGATGTAGCTATAGCGATTCTATCGCCCTCTATCCACCAAACAAAACTATCATTAGGGTCTTTGTATGAACTACTTACAGCTGCCATTATATCTCCGTCCAAGTAGTATTAGAAGACGTACTACTTTCATTATAAAACTGTTTTATTTCTCCATTAGACAGTCTAGGTATTTTGATGTATTCTCCACTTGAATTTAAAATAGTGCATCTAAAAACCTTGTTAACTGTTATTTCTTCATCGTCATCTAAGGCATACCATAGTTGATTATGTTTTAAATCTGTTTTAGCATTCTCTATTTGATTGGGGTATCTGCCCATATCAATTAATGCTTCATTAATTAAGTTTATTACATAGTTCTCTGATATTCCAGGTACTGCTTGTAATACCCTACTATATATTTCTTTTGCTGTAAATTCTATTGCAGCCATTATTTGTTCCCTCCTCCAATGAGTAGTTGTATTTGTTCTTTATATCTTGCATCTATTAAAGTGTATTGTTTTTCATACCAACTGTATTTTAACGTATCTTTCTGCAGGTTAGAATTATATTCTTGTATTTCATCGCTTACCTGTGCTGAGTATTTTTGTATCTCTGAATTAAATTTTGCAAGAACGTCATCATTGTTTTGTATAGCTGCTGCCATTGTTTGTGCTGCATTTTGCAATGCTAACGCTTGGTCGGCAGCTTTATTAGCTAAATCAATTTGAGTTGCTTGTTGTGCTTCTTGTCTTGCATCAGCAGCATCTATGTTAGCTTGATTTAATGCTTTTTGCAAATCAGATTGATGTTTCTGTATTTCTGCTTGTACATTCGCTTGGTATTTTACATTCTCTTTGTTAAATTCATTTAATTCGTTTTGTATATCTAAGCTAAAGTTCTGTAATTCTGTATCTCTTTTTTTAGCAAAGATAGAAAAATCTTTTTCATAGTTTGATTTATATAAAACTATTTCTTTATTTACATTTTGTTCATAAAGCCTTAATTCAGAAATAAACTTTGAAACCAAGTCATCATTATTTTGAATTGTTGCTTGCATAGTTTGAACTGCGTTCTGTAGTGCTAACGCTTGGTCTTGTGCTTTATTAAACTTGCTTACATCTGTAGTTTGAGCTGCTTCTTGTTGAGCATCTCTAGCATCGAGCTCAGACTGAGTAATAGCTTTTCTTAAATCTGAATTGTGTTTAGCTAATTCTGCTTCAACGTTAGCTCTATACCTAGTATTCTCTTTATTAAAATCGTTAAGTTCATTTTGTATATCAGCTTGATATTCCCCAAGTTCATGATTAAGTCTTCCAAGTTGAATCTGTGCTAACTCTTCATCTTCGTTAGTTTCCAAAAATGTTTCAAACTGACTTATGTCAAAGGTTTGTGTTGGTTTAGTGTAAGAAGGAACATCTCCAGATATATCTGCTTTAGCAACCGTAGAAACTGTAATAGCTGATACTGCACTAGCACTTGCATCTGCATTTGTTGCAGCAGAATAGCTTACTGTTCCTAAACTTGGAACACTGGGAGCAGCTGAACTTATACTTAAGTCCGATATACTAATACTTGATAAACTTACAGAAGGTTTACTATAGCTAGGAACATCTCCTGATATGTCAGATTTTGCTACACTTGCAACTGTTATAGCTCCAACAGAACTAGAACTAGCATCTGCATTGCTAGCTGCAGAATAACTTACTGTTGATATACTTGGAGCACTAGGTGCACTTACGCTAACAGTCAAAGCACTAATTGCATTCATACCGTTCATTAGTCTATTTAATGAATTTCTGCTTGCATACAAAATTACTGCTTCCTCTGCTTCGTCCGGAAAGTTAGCTATTACAGAATCAGTACTAGCAACAGTTATGGAAGAGTTAATAAATACAACTCTACTATCATTGCTTGCATTACTTTCTGGATATGTATTTAGAACGTCGTTTTGCATAATATATGCTGGGTCACTTTCTGAGGCAGCTTCCATATAATTTGTATCACTTACTCTACCCATCATTTCAGGTGGTAATTTTCTACATGGTGTATAAATCTTACTTGCGTGATTGTCGTCTTTTCTAACCACCGCTAAAATCTTTTTCCCCTCTACGTCTATATTGTTTGTAAAGTTTTCATTGCTTGCTACTCTTTCTAGTTTATTTATAGGAAGTACATTCATTACAGTACGTGCACCAGCTGACAACCAGTCACTTAATGCTGTATCATCAGTGCTTGCAAAGCCTGTTAAATCATCTATTCTTGTTTTAAAATCAGCCATTATCTTCCTTGTCCTCTATATGGTTTTATGTAATTCTTTGTACTCATCTTATTTCCCATCTTGGTATTCTTGCTCATACCTTGTCTAGTTTTTTTCTTTCCATTACTTCTTCTAGTCTGTTGTCCTAAACCTCTCACTATTTACCTACTGCTTTCATAGCAATATTGTGAGACTGTTTAAAGGACTTACCTCTTCTCATTGCAGCCGCCATTTTTTTTAAATGTGCTTTTGAATGATGAACTTTATGCTTGCTCATTTGTCTTTTTTGAACAGCAGTTAAATTGTTTAAGCTTACGCCTTTTAAGTTCTTAGCCATTAATATCTTTTAGACTTTTTCTTTTTCTTTTTACCGTACATTACATTATCCTCGTTGCTGGTCCCTTTGCAGAAGTTTTATCTGCTCCTTCTTTGAGCTTCTTCATTCCTTCTTCGTGGGACATTGTTCTCATATCAATTTGGTCTTTTCTAATAGCTGTTGCATAAGGATTATTTTCCCTAACAACAAAGTTAGTATTCCATTTGGGTGCTGAAGCTCTTTTACCACAAGAGGTACAGTTAAACATCCCATCAGGATTAGGTTCGTTACAATGTTGACAATTCATTTATTATCCAGTTGATACTATAATATATGCAACTCTACTTCTATCCAACTTTACTGATTGAATGTCAACAATAGCATTACTAGTGCTGTCTAAAGTTTGAATGTAGTCATTTATTTCTTTAGCTAAAGAACCTGCTACATCACTTGCTGCTGGACTGATGTCGTTAATAATTACTTTTGTAATTGTATTATAATCTGCCATTTTATTCTCCTATTAGTTTTAAAATTCTTTATAGGTTTCGGAGTGGGAATAAACCCACTCCATAGTACCTAATTACTATTCGCTGTTGGTTATTAACCAGCTGCTGTTGCGAACGGACATTCACTTGCATCTGCAACTAATCCGTTTACATACCATCTTGAACCATCTGTAAAGATGTCAAAACGGTCTCCTGGTGTCGCTGCTGCAGAACAAGCAATGTAATCATCGTTGTTTACTGCAATGTCGCCTGCGTCGCCATCAACTGCTACTGTATGTCCTACTACATCATTTCCAGAGCCAAAGTCAATGTTGACTTTTTGATTCATTCCAGTATCACTACCGTCTGTATCTTCTGTTAAAATGATTGAGCAATGCCATCCAATTGCCACACTAGCTAAAGCTGGTAGGTCAATTTCTGTTGTTGCTGTAGGGTTTACTAAGATGTAAGAACCACTATGTGCATCAGTTAAAGCACAATCTGCGTTAACCTTAACAATTTTAAGGTCAAGGTTGCTAACACCACTATTGCTGTTTAAGTAGTCTGATTTCATCTTACAGTCCCTCCACGTTATATAGAGCGTGAGATTCTGGTAATGTGATTTCAAGACCTGCTTCTGTAAGAATCAT